CACAGACGCTACTCATTACTTGGTATTTGCTGATGCTGCAACTGGATCTCAGACTATAGATTCAGACACAGGTCTTACATATAACCCAAGTTCAGGAATCATTACTGCTACTCAATTTAGTGGTAACGTAGTTGGTAATGTTACAGGTAATGTCACTGGTAACGCAGACACTGCTACTGAATCAACCAATGTTACTGCTGTAGCAAATAACTCTACAGACGAGACAACATATCTAACATTCGTTGATGGTGCTACTGGCACACAAGGAATCGAAACTGACACTGGATTAACATACAATCCAAGTTCAGGAATTTTAACAACTACTCAAGTAACTGGTAACGTTTTAGGTAACGTAACTGGTGCTGTAACTGGTAACGCAGACACTGCTACAAAACTTGCTGCTGCTGTCAATATTGGTGGGGTAGCATTTGATGGATCTGCTGCAATCACCCTTCCAGGTGTCAATGCTGCAGGTAATCAAGACACAAGTGGTACTGCTGCAACAGCAACGTTAGCAACAGACGCAACAAGTGTTACTGCAACTGCTAATAATAGCACAAACGAAACTGTATATCCAACATTCGTTGATGGAGCAACAGGTTCTCAAGGAATTGAAACTGACACTGGATTGACATATAATCCAAGTACAGGTGTTCTAACTTCTACCCAGTTTACTGGTGCTGTAGTTGGTAATGCTTCTACTGCAACTGCCTTAGCAACCGCAAGGAATATTGGTGGCACATCCTTTGATGGATCTGCTGATATCACTCCTGCAACTGCTACTCAGTCAGCAAACCTAAGCAACCATAATACTGCTGCTCTATCAGAAGGTACAAATCTTTACTATACAGAAGCAAGAGTCCAAGCAAAACTTGACAATGCATACGCACAACTTAGTGCAATGTTGAATAACCTTGCTACTGCTACTACATTAACACTTAATCTTTCTGGAGATCCTACTCCTGGATCCGTTGTAACACTTGGATCTATTGCATCTGGTGGTGTTGGTGGATTCTCTAACGGCACTGGAGTCGCAACCTCTGGAGGCACAGGTAGTGGATTGACAGTTGATACTACAGTTAATGCAGACGGTGTTATTACTGGACTTGCATTAAATGCTGCTGGATCTGGATATTTAGTTGGAGATACATTAACTATCACCAACTCTAATCTTGGTGGTGTTGATACTCTTAACGCTGGTACATTAGCTGGTGGAACTGGATATGCTACTGGATCTGCTATTGCGACTTCCGCATCTGGATCTGGTTCTTCCGCAACAGTTAATATTACTGGTGTTGACGGAAGTGGTGCTATCACTGGTATCGCACTTAATGCTCATGGATCTGGATATGCTGTTGGTGAGACACTAACAATCACAAATGCTAATGCATCTGGTGCTAAGACACTCGGATCTATTAGTGCTGGTGGCACAGGATATGCTGCTGGATCTGCTATTGCAACAACTTCTGCTGGTTCAGGAACTGGATTGACAGTAGATGTTACTGTAAGTTCTGGAGTAGTCAGTGGAGTTACTATTAACAATGATGGTACAGGATATGCTGCTTCTGAAGTAATCACAATTACCAATGCTAATGCATCTGGAGTTAACACTCTTGGTTCTATCGCTACTGCTGGTACTGGATATGCTGCTGGATCTGCTATCGCAACTACAGCATCTGGATCTGGTACAGGATTGACTGCTGATATTACTGTTGATGGAAACGGTGCTGTAACTGGAGTAACTGTCAATGATGATGGATCTGGATACGCAGCATCTGAAGTCTTGACAATTACTAACGCTAACGCATCTGGAGTTAAGACTCTTGGAACTATCTCTGCTGCTGGTACTGGATATACTGAAGGAACTACAACTGGAGTTGCCACAACTGGTGGATCTGGAACAGGATTGACAGTTGATGTAACTGCTAATGCTAGTGGAAATGTTACTGCTGTTGCCATTAACGTTGATGGATTGAATTATGCAGCATCCGACGTTATAACTATTACAGGTGGTAATGCAGACGCAACAATCCCAGTATCTGCAATACATGGTAATGGATGTACAATCCCAGTATCAGCTATTCACGGTAGTACTGCATCCTTCCCTGTATCTGCTATACATGGTAACGGTGCAACAATTAATACTGCTGCTGTATTCACTAATGCTACATTCGCTCTATCTGACATCACAACGATGGAAGTTGGTGCAACTGTAACAGGTGGAACCTCTGGTACAACTGGAGTCATTACTGCCCTTGGTACTAATGCAGTCACAGTTGATACCGTTGATGGATTCTTCAAGGTTGGAGAAACCGTTGGTGCTAATGATGTAACTAACTTGACTATTTCCTCATTCGCTTAAAATAAATGTCTGCTACACAACCCGCTAGTAAAACTGAGTTAAAAGATTACGCTCTTCGTAGATTAGGGTACCCTACGATAGATATTAATGTGGCGACTGAGCAACTTGATGACTTAGTAGAAGAAGCAATTGATTACTATCAAGAGTATCATTATAATGGAAGTTATAAAACTTTCATGAGAATTGAAGTCACTGATGCTATCAAAACTGCTGCAAAGAGTCTTACACAAGAAGGTTCTACAGCATGGTATGGAAGGAATAACTTTGTTGATACACCTCCAGGAATGTTAGGTGTTAATCATGTATACTCTATGATTGGTGCGTCAAGTGTTGTTCCTGGTAACATGTTCAATATCAAGTATCAAATCTTTTTGAATGATATCTATGCGATGACGCATGGACAAATATTACACTATTTCTTAACGTCACAGTATCTTGAAACTCTTGACTGGGTAACTAACTCATCACAGAATCGTAGAATTAAATGGAATGAACATCAGAATAGATTATATCTTGACTTTGATTGGGATGAACTACAAGCTGGTGATTACATTTTAGTTGATTGTTTCATGAGACAAGATCCTACAATCTATACTGACATGTTTAATGACAACTGGTTAAAGGATTATGTTGAGGCATTATTCCAACAGCAGTGGGGTAGAAACCTAAGTAAGTATGACGGTATTCAAATGTTAGGTGGAGTTACACTTAATGGTCGTCAAATATTGGAGGATGGATCAACCTTTAAAGTAGATCTTGAAAAAGAACTACGTGATCGTTATGAAATACCACCGTTAGATCTTGTAGGCTAATATGGCAATACAGAATTCACCAGCACAAGATTACGTTCAGTCTGATTATTCTAACGCTGGACGTTTTAAAGCAAATGCTTCTGCCCAAGAGCAGAAGTTCATGGAAAATCTTATCGTAGAGTCAATTGAAATTTATGGACAAGACATATATTATGTACCAAGGACTATCGTCAATCGTGACACGGTTTTCGGAGAAGATTCGGATGGGAAATTCGAGTCAGCAAAAGCAATCCGAGCTTATGTCAATAATGTCGAAGGATGGGAGGGCCAAGGCGAGTTACTTAGCAAATTCGGAGTACGTATCGAAGATAAAACGACGTTTATATTCTCCCGTGAAAAGTTTAAAGAAAAAGTTGATGACTCTACAGTCCTTAATGTCGAAGGAAGACCAAACGAGGGGGATCTAATCTGGTTCCCAATAACAAGACATTTATTTGAAATACAATTTGTAGAAGTAGAACGTCCTTTCTATCAGTTAGGTAAAGGATATGTTTGGGAATGTCAATGTGAACTCTTCGAGTACAGTGACGAAGAGATTGACACTGGTATCGCTGCTCTGGATGCTATCGAGACTGCCTTTGCTAATGCTATTACAGTTGGTCTTGCCACTGGTGGTAGTGGTGACTTTACAGTTGGTGAGACTGTAACTGGTGGTACATCTAATGTAACTGCTGAGGTTAAGTCTTGGGATTCTGCTACAAGGACACTTATTGTTCTTAACCGTTCTGGTACATTCACAGTACCAGAAACATTGACAGGTGGTAGTTCTAGTGCCTCTTGGACAACTGCTACATATAATACGATGGATAATAAAAATAGTGAATACGATGAGAGTTATCAGTTTGAACAGGCTGACAATGACATCATTGACTTTACTGAGGCCAACCCATTTGGAAGTGTTGGCAGTTCAACTGACGTATCAATCTAATGCTTGGAACTTATAGTTATAACGAAATA